TGCTGGACAAGTTGCTGGGGAAATGACAAAAGAAGATTGTGAAGCGGCTGGTGGAACGTGGATTGATCCAGACGATTTAAAAGAGTTGGAAGATATGTATGATATGATGGTAGAAAACTCTACAGGATTAGATACAGATGGACCTGTTGGTTTTTGTTCTATATATGGCTATTTAACAGAAGAAGAATGTATAGCAGGTGGGGGAAGTTGGACAGATTTAGATACAGATACAGATTTTGATAAAACTGACACAACTCCTTTGCACACTGAACTTGCAAAACAAATGGAAGAATTGGATAGATGTTTTTCTAGTGACGAATTAAAACAATATTTAGATGGGTTTTAATAATAGGAGATAACAAAATGAAAAAACAAGAGTTAATAAAAATAATTGAACTTGTAGTCCGTAAAGAAGTGAAAAAACAAGTAAACGAGATATTTATTAAGGAAGATAGATCATCTTCACTTACCGAATTAGTTTCAAAGCCCTTAACAGAGAACCACTTGAATTTGCCAAGTAAAAAACAATATAAGGCCAAGAAACACGAGACAATCAATTATACAGAAAATGAAGTTCTCAATAATATTTTAAATGAAACGGTCGGTGGAATTCAAGGTGGTGGTACTAATGACTATCCAACAATGGGTGGTGGAACTTACGACACAAATAAAATGAATGATTTATTAGCAGGTTCTTACGGAATGAATACTGAAGGTGACAAACAGCAAAAACGAGATATTGCAGCAGTAGAATCGATAAAAAAAGCTGGTGTAAATGTTGAAAGTGTTCCAGATCATGTACAAAACGCACTGACAAGAGATTATTCAAAGGTAATGAAGGCAATAGACGAGAAAAAAGGTGGAAAACATTTCCGCCCATAATGAGATAAATAATGGCATTAGATAAACAGTTTTTAAAGTACAAACTTGAAAAAATAAAAAATGATAGAATTTATAAGGATCAAGATACTGAAACTAAACGTAGAATACGAAAAGAAAATGCTAAATTGGCAGCTGAAGAAGCTGATGCTATACATTCCTATTTAACTGGTGAAGATGAGATAGATAAACTTGATAATAAGTCTTATTTAGAAAATAGGTTACCTGGTAGTTTATATTTAACACCAAAAGGACAGTTAAATATTAGACGGGTACAAACTAATCCTAAAACTAAGAAAACTAAATTATCAAGATTACTAAAAAGATTTAGAACAGTAGCTAAATCAAATATTGATGCAGCAAAACAGTTAATAATATTTAGAAATATTTTTGATAGTTTAAATATTACTTTTAATCGTAAAGAAATTAAATTTGATGGAAAGATACGGACTGGTGGCTATAAATCAAAGGATGGTGATATCGGATTAACAGAAGATTTTATAGTAACTGATACTATTGAAAATGAAAATGGAACTGTATCATATATTAGAAAAAGAATTATAGTAAAAGATGGGTTAATAGTTGGTCAAGAAACAATAAATAGGTAGGAGACTATACATGGGAGCAAGAGAAAAAGATTTAAATCCAGATGTATCCATTGGTCTGAGTTTACCAATGGGATATTCCAACACTGGTCATTTTACTCAAACAAATACAACTCTTGAACAGGCAAAACACAATATAGTAAATTTATTGAAAACTATGAAGGGTGAAAGGGTGGGTCAACCAGAATTTGGTTCAAGATTAAATGAAGTTATTTTTGAACCAATGGATGAGAATTTAAATGATAAATTAGAGGAGGCAATTAGAGAATCTATGGAACAATGGCTTCCATATGTAAATATTAAAAAACTTAAAGTGGAACTTCCAGATTACGGAAGAAATACAGTAAATATATCAATAGACTTTGGATTATCATTCGAACCTGGAATGTCTGCACAAGTGTCTATAAGTTTTGAGCAATTTGAATCATATAGTGAATTAGCACAGTGACAATACAATGGAGAAATTAAATGGCTAAACATGGACTTAGCAGAGATGTAAAATATTTAAATAAAGATTTTAGTAGTTTCAGGAATGGGTTAATGGAATATGCACAGACCTATTTCCCAAACACATATAATGATTTTAATGAAGCAGACCCTGGGATGATGTTTATAGAAATGGCATCATATGTTGGAGACGTTTTATCATATTATATTGATGAACAATTTAAAGAAAGTTTATTATCATTTGCAGAAGAAAAGAAAACAATTTATGAAATAGTTCAAGGATATGGATATAAGCCCAAATTATCATCTCCATCTTCGGTAACACTTGACGTGTTCCAAACCGTTCCATCAGATCCAAATAATGTAGTAGATGGAAAACGGCAACCAAATGAAGATTATTGTCTTAATGTATCCAACGGATTACAAGCAACTTCAACAAATGGCACGGTATTTAGAAGTGTGGATGATGTAATTTTTAGAAATTCAAGTTCAATGAGTCCACGACAAGAAGACATATTTGAAGTGGATGATAGTGGTAACATTACAAAGTGGTTACTTAAAAAATCAGCAAAGGCTGTAAGTGGAACGGTTTCTACTGAATATATTACATTTGGTTCTGCTGAAAAATATAAAAGAGTAGTTTTACAAAACACTCCAATTTTAGAAATAATTTCAGTAACGGATAGTGATGGAAACAAATGGTATGAAGTCCCATTTTTAGCACAAGATACTGTATATGCAGACTTTGAAAACACTTCAAAGAATTCACCAGATTTAGTGAATGGTAGAAATTTTGCACCATTTTTATTGAAACTTGTAAAAACTTCAAAGAGATTTAAAACTTACATTAGAACAGACGAAAAAACCGAATTAAGGTTCGGCTCAGGAGTAGCTTCTGGAGCAGATGAAGAAATAATACCAAACCCAAATAACGTTGGGTCTAGTCTACCAGGAACTCCAAGTTTTCTTGATACTTCATTTGATCCAGCAAACTTTTTAAATACAGATACGTATGGTCAAGTTCCAACAAATACTACATTAACAATAAAATATAGTTACGGTGGTGGTATTAGTGATAATGTCGCATCAAACGGAATAAATAACATTTCATTGATAAGTTCAGAGTTTGATAATTCTTTAACATTAGATGCGAGTTTAAAAACAAGTACTCAAAATTCTATAGCAGTTACTAACCCAAACCCAGCAACAGGTGGTAGTAGTGGTGAAACAATAGAAAATGTACGAACTAATGCACTTGCATATTTTCAAGCTCAAGGTCGTGCAGTAACCAAGGATGATTATATAACTCGTGTATATTCATTACCATCAAAATATGGCAATATATCTAAAGTTTATATGATCCAAGATGAACAAGTTTCTGCAACAGGTCAAAATGAGTCAGATACAACATTTCAACCAAACCCATTAGCATTAAATATGTATATGTTGGGATATAATCAAAGTAAAAAATTAGTCGGACTAAATACTGCAGTAAAAGAAAATGTAAAAATTTATTTAAGTCAATATAGAATGATGACAGATGCAGTTCAATTAAAAGATGCTTGGGTAATAAATATAGGATTGCAATTTGCAATTTATACAAAAAAAGGATTTAATAAAAATGAAGTATTGTTGAAGTGTGTAGATTCACTAAAAACATATTTTAATATAGATAGGTGGCAAATAAATCAACCAATTATTCTATCAGGAATAGCTTCAGAGTTATTAAAAGTTGATGGTGTAGCTACAATAGTTAAACCTCTTGAAAATAGAGATGAGTTGGTTATAGTAGAAAACAAATGGGGAACATCTTCTGGATATTCAGATAATATTTATGATATTCAAAGTGCGACATTTAATGGGACAGTTTACCCATCGGTTGATCCAGCAATTTTTGAAATTAAATTCCCAGATACAGATATTAGGGGAAGAGTATTGGGAGATATATAATGCATTATTTTGAATTTAGTGAAAAGGACACAACACTTTACGAACAAAGTCATAGCATGAATACAGGGTTGGATGAAATTTTAGAAATAAGAAAAGATATGAATGTAGCCGGAACTCAAATATATGTTTCAAGAGCACTCGTTAAATTTGATTTAACTTATATTTCTCAATCAGTATCATCTGGTTTAATAACTTCCGGTTCAAGCACAAAATTTTATTTAAATTTATTTGATGCAAATTCATCTGCATTGAATGTAGATCAAACTTTATACTCATATCCAGTAAGTCAATCATGGGAGAATGGATCTGGAAGATATAATCTTTCTCCAATCGTAGAAGATGGAGCAGGTTGGAAATGGAAAGATAATGGGATAACAAGAACCCAATGGAATACTGTTTCTGGATCTGGTGGAACGTGGTATAGTGGAAGTGGATA